CTATCTATAAGTGTTTTCTGCAATTTTCTCAATGGAATGAAGTTATTCCTGAGAAAAAACGCATACAAATTACAAGACATTACCAAAGGAAAGTTAAAAAGTTAACCGTGACCTTTACCAAAAACAACAAAAACTAATTTACCAACACAAAACAAAAAAGAAAACCATAAAAAAACGACAGGAAATTATGGTAATGAGAAGAACGATCATTCAGATGATTAATAAAGCCGCAGAGATTGCTGGTGGAAAAGATAAAGTTGCTTTTTCCATTGGTTTGACAGAAAGCGAGTTAAACAATCGCATGTATCAGACAAAAGGTCAGCGTTTCAAAGATGAAGAGTTGATCGCAATTCAACATGAATACGGCTTAACAGACTATATCGATGAATTATGCCGGCAGGCTGGTGGCGTGTTTGTCAAAACACCAGTTGTTGATGAGCTGGATTCTGTCGAGCTTTCTACAAAACAAGTTCAAGAATTGGCAGTTCGCGGAATGTTATTCAGAGCTTTAGATTCCGCGATGTCAGACGGTGAAATCACATCACAAGAAGAAGATCGCATACGTAAGATTTTGAACAAGCATTTAAGTGCGACTTGTTCATCAATTGAATTCGCTATTTCACTTTACAAGAAATAAAAAACCACCGTAGGAGCGGTGGTCTTTTTCATTAAAAAAACTACAGGAGTTTGAATATGAAAGAATTATCACTTATTCCGAATAAAAAATCAACACTCACAATGACAAGTCGTGAAATAGCAGATCTTGTAGAAGCTCGACATGATTCTGTTAAAAGAACGATTGATAGACTTGTTTTGCGCGGTGTTATTGTCCGTCCACCATTGGTGGATGAACCAATTGCCGATATATTGGGGCGTCCAAGAACTGATTCAGTTTATCACATTGGCAAACGTGATTCTTACATCATCGTTGCTCAGCTTTGCCCTGAATTTACTGCACGGCTAGTGGACCGCTGGCAAGAGTTGGAAAATCAACAAAAATCAACCGCACTTTCTCGAAAAGAATTAGCGTTAATGGTTCTTCAAGCTGAGGAAGAAAACGAGCGTTTACAATTAGAGAACGCTCAATTAAAACCCAAAGCTGCTTTTGTCGATCACTACGTGGAAGTTGGCACAAGCAAATCATTACGCGAAGTCGCCAAAATCTTAAATATGCCAGAAAGAGCAATGATAGACCGCCTTATTCAAGATCGTCTTTTATATCGCCAATCTGGTGCGTTACTGCCATATCAAACTTCCCATTCACGTGATTTATTTACCGTGAAAACAGGTACAGCAGAACACGGTCACAATTACACACAAACCCGTGTAACAAGCAAAGGGATTGAATATATCGCGTCACGTTACGCTTCGGAGTTGATGTTATGAGTAATAAAAAAACAAAAAAAGCACCAGAACTGCGTTATCAAAAAAAAAGTCCGCTTTGAAGTTTTTAAACGTGACAGCTTTAAATGCCAGTATTGCGGAAAGTCAGCTCCTGATGTTGTTCTTCATGTCGATCATATCAATCCTGTAAGCAATGACGGAACCAATGACATTATGAACCTGATCACCTCTTGTTCTGAATGTAATTTAGGTAAAGGCGCAAAAACACTAGACGATAACTCTGTTATTGAAAAGCAAAGAAAGCAATTGCAAGAGTTAAATCAAAAGCGTGAACAACTTGAGATGATGCTCAAGTGGAGAGAAGGGTTAGAAAGCTTAGATCAAAATATTGTTGATGTTATTACTCAAAAAATAAATGAATTAATTGCGCCAAGTGAAGTTAACTCTAATGGTGAGAAAACAATTAAGACATGGATTAAAAAGTTTTCTGTAGAAGAAATATTAAATGCTATTGATGCAGCTTTTGAGAGCACTTTTTTGTCGTGGCAGCAATAAATCTCATGACGAAAAGAGTAATGATTTTTTTCAACTTAATTCCTCGTATTTGTAGTGTAAACAGAATGCCTGAACTAGATAGAGAGCTTTGCTATATCAGAGGAATTTTAAAAAACAGAATGTATGTGAATTTTGGTTATGTAATGCAGTTAATGAAAAAAGCGACTTCATTAGGCTTTGATGTAGAAGATTTAAAAGAACTGGCAAAAACAGCGAAAAACTGGACTTCCTTTAAGAACACTTTAGAGGAGTTTATTCAGGAGGGTGAAAATGAGTTCTAAATTATTGGGACATGTTTGGGATTTAGATCTTCCAGATCACGCAACAAAACTAGTATTACTCCGTCTTGCTGATAGCGCAAATGATGAGACTGGAGAATGCTGGCCGTCACTTAAGCATATTCAAGATAAATGTAACATTAAGTCAAAAAATACTATTAGAAGAGCTTTAGAAGTTCTTGAGCAATTAGGGTTATTGGTCGTTATTAAGAGAAAATTATCAGCAAAGCAAAACACCTCAAATTTATACAGATTGAACATTAAAAAAAATCCTCGAACCAAGCTCTGTAAGTATTAAATTAGGGGGTGGTTCAAATTCTGAACTAGGGGGTGGTTCAAATTCTGAACCCAGAACCAATAACTCTTTTGAACCAATTAATGAATTAAATACTCCCTTACCCCCTAAAGTGGAAAACTCAAACGATCTTGAAAATGCGTTTGATGTGTTCTGGAAAGTTTACAAAGCCAAGTTGAATAAATCTGGTGCGTTGAAAAGCTTCAAGTCTGCTTACAAGAAATATTCTCAAAAAAACGCAAAAATCCGCTCCTCAAGAGTTTGCAGAAATGCTTGTTTGTGATGTTCAAAAACGCTTATCACTTGGTCAATTCGGATTTGATAAATTACATCCGACAACATACCTGAACAACGCACGCTGGGAGGATGAATACACGCAACCAGCACAATTCAAAGGCGGTCAGCCAGCAAATGACAGCTATCAAGATGACGGTTCATGGGCGGTAAATTCTGTAATTGTTCAAGACGGTGACGGCAAGGTTCGAGTAGTCGATCGCGATTGCGAGGTGGTTCTGTGATGAAGTCAGCAAACCAAATCGCAATGGGCTTAATCGGCTCAGATAAAAACTACAAAGCCCCGCAAATTGTGAGAGCAGAAGTGACGGCAGAAATGAATAAAACGATCGATTTCTTATTCACTCGGCTTAAAACTATTTTCCCAGCTTGGAAGTCAGCATTCTCAAGCGATAGAGAGTATCAAGAAGCCAAAAAGTACTGGCTTGAAACCCTCATCAACGAGCGTATTACAAGCGTTGCACAAATCAGAATTGGTGTGGAACGCGCTAGAAAATCTGAAAGTCCGTTTTTCCCGAGTGTGGGTCAGTTTGTCGCTTGGTGTAACGACGGTGCACTTGCAGCACAGGGAATGCCAGCACTTGAAGAATTACTTGAGAGAATCAAAGCGTATTCACGCTATCACGGCTTTGATAATCAGCATGAATTTCAATTCAAAAACAACGTTGAGCAATATCTCATCTTTGACCTGTATTGTCGCAATAAAGAGTTTGGCTGGAGCGCAGAAGAATTGAGAAAGCACGCAAAAGCATTCTTGAAAGCAACTGCTGAAAAGCTAGCAAGAGGTGAAGAATTGCCAGAGTTAGCGTTAGCACTACCAGAAAAAGCTAGCTTTATCTCTCCAGAAGAACAGAAAAAAATTAACTTAAACGGGATTGCACTAGCACGAGCCGCATTGAAGGGGGATTTTTAAGATATGGAAATTCAATTCAACAAAGACCATTACAGAACGCCAAAATATGTTTTCAACTGGTTAGATCGTCGTTTTTACTTCTTAATTGATGGCTGCGCCAGTGAGCATAACGCACGTTGTCCTAACTACATTGGGGATGGTGTGAATGCAATTGCTGAGGACTTTTTGAACTTTGATCATATTGAACAAGTTATTGAGTTTGCAGAACCAAGTTTGCGTTTCTTTGTCAATCCGCCTTATTCAAATCCATTACCTTTTGTTCAACGTGCAGCGGAATTGATGAAAGAAGGTAATTTAGTTGTGATGTTACTACCAGCAGACAAATCTACAAAGTGGTATCAAGTTATTCAAGATAACGCCACAGAAGTAATCGACATTGTAGGCGGTCGGATTAACTTCCTACACCCTATGACTGGCGAAGAAGTAAAAGGCAACAATAAAGGTTCAATGGTGGTGGTGTTTGATCCAGCAATGCAAGGATTTATTACTCGCAGTGTTTCTTTGGATTTTATCAAAAAGGTTGGTGGTTATGGAAATTAAAAACCAATTTTTATTACGTTCAGAGCAAGTGCGGTCAAATTGCCAGAATTTTATCGCACAACTTCCTATCGACGATGATAAGCCACTAGTTGTCGATATTAAGCCAAGAACTAGAAACCTTGAGCAAAATGCGAAGTTTCACGCTATGTGCCAAGACGTAGCCAACCAGCTTGAGTTTATGGGACGTAAGCTAACGATGGAGCAATGGAAAGTGCTGTTTATTTCAGGTCATGCGATGGCTACCAATGAAAAAGCAGATGTTGTACCAGGTCTAGAGGGTGAGTTCGTAAACATTCGTGAAAGCTCAGCAAAAATGAGTGTTAAACGCATGGCAAGTCTAATTGAGTATGTGACGGCTTACGGTGTAAGTCATGGCGTTAGATTTAACGACAGATATGGATTTTGGGGGAAATAATGGAAGATTTTTTGATTGTAATTGGATCACTAGGAATGTTGTTTTTGGGCTGCATGTTGATGGGTGATTTTCTATGAACACAGAATATAAATGCCCGAAATGTGGTGGTGAGCTTTCTGATTTGTGGGATGGTGAGCCTGTAAGTGCTTTTATCGGCGAGTGGAGTGACGATCGTTTTCGCTGTGAAGGTAGGGTTGTCGCAGTGGGAATTATGGGGGCACAACGCACGAAATCTTGTGGTTATTTTGGGTTAGAAGATTTAGGCATTAAGTATCAAGAAGATTAGAGAAAGGAGAATAAAAAATGAGAAAAACAGCACTGGCACTACTTGTTGAAATGTATGTTTTAGGTCTTAGAGAGGGCAGGGACTGTAATGACTAAAAAAACAAAGCCATTAAATCGCAAATGTAAAATCTGTGGCGAAAAATTCCAAACCAACTTCTTTAATGTGCAATGGTGCAGCCCAGAATGTGGCGTTAAGTTAGCAAGACAGCGATTAGAAAAAGAGAAAGAAAAAGCAGCCAAAAAACGTGAAAAGGAAGAGAAAAAAGCGCATTGAAGAAACTAAAGAGAGAATGAAAACTACAACAACATTGCTCTCTGAAACACAAAGTGCAGTTAATAAGTACATCCGACTAAGAGATAGAAATAAGTGTTGCATTTCATGCGGAAAACCACTTATAGCAGAGAAATTAGGCGGTGGGTTTGATGCAGGTCATTATCGCAGTAGAGGAAGCGCACCACATTTAAGATTCTATACGTTAAACATTCATGGACAGTGTAAAAAATGCAATCGTTATCACGGAGGAAATTATCATCAATTCAGAATTGGTTTAATCGAACGATTAGGAATAGAAAAAGTTGAGCAGATAGAAGCAGACCAAAGACCAAGACATTACTCAAAAGATGACTTGAGACGGATTAAAAAAATCTTCAATAAGAAAAGCAGAATGTTGGAAAAGCGTAAGGGGTTTTAAAGTGAGCGATAAATTATTAGAAAAGCCAAGAAAAGAATGGATTCAAAATCACTTAGACGCTTGGGGAGCTTGGGCTTTTAATGGTTTAGATTTTGACGGTCAAACAAATATTATTGCAAAACTAATGCTGGAGGCTAATGGAAATAAAAATTCAAAGCAGGACAGAAAGATGTGTGATGACGAACTAGGATTGGTGATCAGTTCTGTTATAGGACATTTGTATCAAAACGCCATCTCCAGAAGACTATAAGTATATCGAAGCTAAATATATATTTAATTTATCTAACTACTCAATAGCTAAATTTCAACACACAAAAGACAAATCTATTTCATTTAACGCTTGGTATAAAAGAATCAATCAAAGCATAGATTCATCAGAATGGATAATTGCTAAGTTTCTTGATTATGCTCTTAAAAATCACGAAAAAGCGGATAAATTGCAAAAGTTTGCTTTTAACGTGTAAAAAGTATTGATTCTGGTGTAGTTTTCATATATCGTATGAGTTAATGGTGGTCGTAGTGTAAGTATGATTCACCGCAGGGGTAAGAGTTGGCACTCAGGTGTGCTTACACACTCCCAAAAAACGTTCGATTCGTTTACTTACCTCCACTCAACAAAACCTAGCCTCAAAGCTAGGTATTTTTTTAGGATAGTTAACTCAGTTGGTAGAGTGGCTGGCTGTTAACCAGTATGTCGCAGGTTCAAATCCTGCACTGTCCGCCAAATTCACAAGCCTAGTCTTAACGGACTGGGCTTTTTTATTGCCCCAAAAGCAAGGGGGTGGAGATTATGAAAATGAAAGATGCTGGGACGCAATCATATATCTGGTCGGGATTTAGTGGCTTACTTGCTTGGCTAGGCGATCAACAAAACTTGATGATGGTTAGTCTTGCGATCGGTATTGTTACCGCTCTCGTTAACTTATCCTCAAAATTTCATGAGCGAAGAGTGCGAATTAGAGAAGAAGCAAGAAAACTCAAAACGAGAGAAGAAGAAAGAAAAATTAGAATTCGTGACGAAGAGCGAAAAGAAGAACTTCACCGGCTACATGTGCAACGATTGAGAAAAGGGCTTGATATAGAATGAAACACGCTAAGAAGATAACGGCTTGTTCTGTTGCAATGATTATCGCTGTTGTCATGTCCGATCACTCAATTGAGATTCGCACCGGTGAGCGTGGACTAGAAATCATTGGTAATGCCGAGGGGTGCGCACGTGAACCTTATAGATGTCCTGCTGACGTTCTAACAGTTGGTATTGGTTCAACGGAATTAAGCGGACTACCTATTGAACGTAAAAGATATTCAGATGAAGAAATAGCTAAACGTTGGGTAAATGACATCAAAGTGGCTGAAAAATGCGTTAATAACTGGGCAAACGGGAAGAATTTGCCGCAAGGTGCATTTGAGGCAACGGTATCAATCACATTTAATGTTGGATGTTCTAAGCTGAAATATTCTACGTTATTTAAACACGCAAAAAATGGCGATATTCAAGCAATGTGCGATCAATTTCCACGCTGGAAATACGCTAACGGTAAAGTATTACGTGGACTTGAAATCCGCAGACAAAAGGAACGTGAGCTATGTTTAGCCGACTTACACAAATATTGATTATCGTAATTTTGGGCTTGTGTGTCGCGTTGTGGTTCCAGTTCCAATCTATTTCTAACTTAAAAGCCAAAAACACTACTCAAGCCCAAATCATTTCACAGCAAAGTGAAAGTATAAAATCACTTAAACAGCAAGAAGAAATCAACAGACAGCTAACGCTTGAGATTAGCAGATTAGAAAGTGAATCACGGAGTAAATCAGATGAAGCAATTAATTCTATTTCACATGATGAAAAGAGTGCTGACGCTTACAATGCTAACGCTCCTCGTTCTATTGTTGACTTCTTGCGCAAGTAAGCCAGTAGCTCAAGTGTGCCCAAGTATTCCGGCTGCACTTCTTGCGCACTTAGATAAAACAGGGTTTAACGGCAATACTTACGGTGACGTTTCAAAGTACGCAGTGATACTCAAAACGTGAAAGAGATGTTTGCTTAAATAGAGTTGATAAGATTAGAGAATGGCAGAAAGAAGATTTAAATAAGTGAAAAGGGGTGATCCCCCTTTTCTTTTATAGAATAAGCTGTTCTGGTTTACAGTTATAAATTGCGGCTAAACGTTCACAAGTTTTTTGTTGTGGTTTAGATCCTTTTTTCTCTGCTTGAGAAATTGATGATTGAGTTAACCCAGTTTTAACTGCTACATCATATTGTGATAATCCACGATATACGCGCCACGCAGCTAATAAACTTAAGTCTTGATCAAACATAATATTAATAACTTCGTTTGGCACTGTTTCATTATCTGTATGATCTGATTGATATGGTACATCTTGAAAAATTAAATCATCATCAAGTGCAGTCAAGCGTTTAAACTCTTCGATTGGCAAGACTACAAATTGTGGTTTGCCATTTGTATCGTTTATATATTGTAGTTTCATGAGATCTCCTTTAGTGGGGATTTCTCCCCACTTTATTAATAGGTTGTTGATGTTCTGCGTTTAACTGTTTGTATATTGATTATTCTAGGTTCACCGTCGATTACTTCAAACAAAACTCTGTAATCACCTACCCTTAATCTGTACTGGTTATCTTTACCTGACATCTTTTTTAAATCTAACTTGACATCGGGAAAGGTGTTTAACGCGTTCACTTTTTCTCTAATTGACTTCACATATCTTTGGTCTATTGAAAGCAGTTGCTTAATTGCTTTCTTAGTCCAGCTAATCTGATTCATTTAATCTCCTTTTTAAAGAACAAGTATCTTTCGATGATTAGATAATAAGATATATATCTTATATTTTCAATATTTTTTTTAGAAAAAAATCTAATTATTTTCAATTTTTTCTAATCATTGTTTGATAAAAATAATTATCGAAAGGTACTCCTGACGGGAGTGGGCTTTCCGCGGGGTTGGGCGCTCGCGGTTTTTGACAGTTTTTTTGATATTTTAGGCGATCCACCACAGTAATGTAATTTATTGTTTTTTAATATATTTTTTATCTAATCGTGCCGTAAAACCACGTCCTTTAGGGCGTGGATATAAGGTATAAACGGCAAAGCCGTTTCAAATTTCTAACTAATCAGGTGTTTGTTGTTGCTCAA